AAAGTCAATCACTTTCAAGGGCTTTTTTCTTGAGGTCTCAATCGGGAGACCAATCTGATGACACACCGTGACGCATTCTGATACATTGCAGTTTGCTGCAAACCACCCTCTTATTATATTCCTGTCTGCAAATAGTCTTTTCCCACAAATCACTGTGTTCTGGAATTGACGAAATATCCCAATAACTTTTTCATAGCCCCCCGATTGATACCGACAGGGAGACCAACGGTGTAGCCCACAGTATGCGTATTGTACTGTGGGCTACACCGTTTTTGTTCTATACATTATTATAGAATGTCGGCAGAATACCAACTCTTATCACCCCATTATTCATTCACGCTAGTAAAGTTGGTCTCCCCATTGGTCTCCCGAAACGTTCTACCCGTTACTTTTTCTTTCTTTCATCAAAAGTCGGCAGTCGGTTGAGGTCTGTTTTGGCTATGAATCCCCTTGAAATATCTTATCAAATCTACTACCAAGCCGTTTTTTTGAACCATTTTTTCGGCTCTATGACCTCATTTTTTGTCCAATTCATAACAGATTGTATATCAACTCCCTGTAATAAACATATTGATAAAAGTATGATTTCTTGCAGATATACTATATTGTTTTTATAGATATTATCCATCTGTTTATCAGATACTTACTTAGGAATTGTATTATTCGTTTCTTGTAATTTTGCAATCGAAATCACAAGCAATGCACATGCTTGCAGCGGTGAGTGAATTGCGTTGGTTGAGTGGTTGAGGTATTAATCGACAAAATTAATAAAAAATGAATAAGAATCAAAACATTACCATTATTAATGGTTCGGAACTTCTCTCGAAGTTGGAGCAACCGTTGGATGAATTAAGGACGGGCGTGAGGAATCTGCAAGCGGAAGTCAGAAGGAAGACAACGGTCAAGTATTATACCATATCCGAAGCTTGCGACATTCTGCATGTCTCACGAAGTTCTATAAATAGGTACATCAGGGCTGGACTTCTGACAGCCCACAAAGCAGGGAGAAGGGTTCTAATATCGGAAGCGAGCATTAGAAAAGCCCTGATACCTATTAATAATGTAGATAACAACAAATACCAATTTTAAATTTTTCAAATATGATAAAACGCCAAATGCGGGTTATGGACTTCATAACCAGAGAGCGAGTATATCGCTTTTTAGAAGAATACAGTAAAAGCACATTAGCTAAATTCCTGCGTTCTTATTTCCCTAAAGAAGTGGTTGATTCTCTTTTGGCTTCATTTGAAGTCAGAATTGATACGAGGTGTTGCTATAAAGGGGATTATGCAGCAATCTTGGTATTCAAAAGCAAGAACGGGAAAATTCGTGATGTAAGGATGATACTCTTTAACCCCGACACAGGAATGATTGTCCGTGACGGAGACGGGGATGCACTTATCCAACATACCAAAAAACAGAACTCCCATGTGGAATACGAATCTGTTCCGTATGGTGACAAGTATTGTTCTCTCGCAAAAGAATTAAGCGAGGGATACGCTATAGCAATTCTACCCACTCTCTTTGGTATGCAGAGAATCAATGGGGCAAAACATATTGGCGTGGTAACATCCCCTGTTGATGCGTTGGTTATGTCAATCATAGATCCACATCGTACGTGGCTGGCTACTGGGCATGAGGGTAAGTTTGGTATTGCATTATATCATCCTAACGTGATACAGGATTTGCGTGAAACGGGTGTACGGGTTACGCTTTATCCTGAATTTGACGGAGAGGCAGAAGCCGAACAAATAAAGTTCCATTTGTTGCAAAACAGGGTACTAGCCGATGTTTATCCACATCTTAATTATCTCAAGAATTGTGAGTTTGTGGGACACCGTAAGAGCATTGCCACCATTGCCTTAAAAATGGTTGATATGCAGTTCTCTTACAGCGATATAATGCTCGCTCTACGGTTGGTTGACGAACAGAATATACTACCGTATTAAGCACAGGAGCACGGGGCAATTAATATCAAGGTGGTTGCCCCGTGTCTATGAAACCTACCAAGTCGGTTCTTTGTATCCACCTTGATAACGTGATTAGCACAATAAAATATTAACCCGATTGCAAATGATGTTCTGATTATCTGCAATCTAAAAACAGAACAAAAAATGAGAAAAACAATTAATAGCAGCAAATTACAGTTTGATACAGTAAGATTCTGTACAAGTAGTGATAACATCTCATTGATTAAGGGTAAAGAGCATATTTTCAAGCATACACTTGATATGGAGACAGGAGAATTGTCAATTATAGAGTTTAACTCACAAGCCAATCAAAACAATCGTGGGCTTGTGCCATTCTCCCTCTATATCCATGCCAACAGGCAGTCCAAGAGAATGACCATAGAGTTCTCCTCCAAATTGCTGTTGGAAGATTATCCCCTACTTATATCAGAGGACACCTTTCCGCAAGCATTACGGAACATAGAGAAGTTGGGCATCTGCAAACTTAATGTGGAAGCCATTATTGAGGATTGTTCTTTCAATAAACTCCACGTTACAAAAGATGTGGATATGGAACTCACAGAATCCATACTGAATACACTGAACCTATGCACAGGCGACTATCGCAGATATAACTGGAAGCGTTATATGGGAGAAAGTATCTGTTTCAAGAAAGATGTAAAGACAAGAGATTGCCAAGAGGAGCTGAACATCTACAACAAAGAAGTGGAAATCCTCACAGGCAAGAACAAGCCATTTCTGAAAATGGTGAGCAACCCGACAGAAATTCTGAAATATTATCAAAAGAAAACGAGGTTTGAACTGAAAATGGAAACGAAAAGGATGATTATGAAAAAGCTGAAAATATCCGATACATCATACTACAATGTCATGCGTGGCAATCCGAATATCCTATTGGAACAGTTTGATTGCATATTCACTCCCTCTGCCAATAGCAAGGCTGCTGATACATCACTTATTAATGGTTTTACCGACTATACCTTGTTCTGTACACTCTGTTTTCATAAATTCAACTTAAAGACAATAGAGCAGGATATAAAAGACAGGAGACTGTATGGACCAAATTCACGATGTGCGTTGGGACGGGCAATGAACAAAGTAAAATCAATGGCTCATGCTTGGAATAAACAGTCCACGAATGCCAATAGCATTATCGAAGAAATCAGGGAAAAACTGGAAAGCAAAAGTATGATCTTGTAAGGCTAAAGATATGGTATTGGAAGTGTGTGGTAATTAACCAAATGATTGACACTCACTGTATATGAAAGCCTTGTCACGAAATATGACAAGCCGTCATATTATGCGATTCCAATCAGTACTAAATCACTTGAAAACAGCAAATGTACATGATATTGAGAGGAACGATTCTTGAAAGAAAAAATGATAGAATAAAAAAGTATTGCTATGTCTAAGAAAGAATTTTTCTATTGTAAAGATGTAATCAGATTCTCCCTGAAGAATGCCACGAAGCCGATTTCCACAATCAGACTACGGATGAATCTGCATGGTGAAAGACTGACATTCTATCTGCCTGTCGAGTACAAGATACAGCCCAGACATTGGGACAAGGAAATGGGGTGTGCCATAGAGGACAGCAAACGGAATCCCGACTTGAAAGGGAATATACGGCTGCAACTGATATTACGCAATATCAACAAAGAGATTGAGAAAACCACCAATGCCCTAATCAAGGTGTTGGAGGAAATGAAATTGCACGAAATCTATCCTAGTGTGGATGCCGTGCGTACAAAATTGCGTGAAGAATTGAACCAAGCTACAAAGGAAAAGCGGATGTTTGCAGACTTCATCAGTTTCATGGAATATTACATTTCCCTCTGTAAGGACGGAACTATACTGAACAGCAAAGGGGGAAGACTGGCAGCAGGTACAATACAGAGCTATGCTTCAACTCTGAAAATCGTAAAGCAGTATTGTGCCAACAGACGGATAAAGTTGAGATTGGACGGTGTAACTGTGAACTTCTACAATGACTTTGTGAAATTCATGAATGAAGCCAGCCATTCCCGTGGAAAATACAAGCCGAATGCGATTGGAAAATTCGTCAAGAGCATAAAGGCTATGTTGCGGTATGCCTACGAGAACAACTATACCGCCAATGACGACTTTAAGCGCAAGGAGTTCAAAGTGTATAAGGAAAATGTGGAAACGGTCTATCTGACGGAGAAAGAATTGGATAACCTCTACAATCTTGAACTCAACGAGGGTGAATCTTGTGTAAGGGACAGCTTCATTGTCTCAAGCTATACAGGGTTGCGCTATTCCGATATAGCACGCTTACAGCAGAAACACTTGGACTTTGACAACAAACTGCTGACGATTGTAACCCAAAAGACCAATACGCTTGTAGTAATACCCATGCACCCTAAGGTGGAAGCCATTTTCCGCAAGTATGGAAACCAACCGCCTGCCGTGCAGTCCAACCAAAGTACGAACAGAATATTAAAAAAATTGTGCCGTAAGGCAGGAATTACTAACTTTGTCTCCGTGGTCGAGACATCGGGTGGAATTAAGCATGAGATTACCCATGAGAAGTGCGACATGGTAACCAGTCATACAGCCCGAAGAAGTTTCGCTACCAATGCTTACAGGGCAGGAATACCGAGCTTGTCTATCATGCAGATAACGGGACACAGCACGGAAACCAGTTTTATGAAGTATATCAGAATATCCAAGGAAGAGAATGCGATTGCATTAAGCAAGCATACTTTTTTCCGAGCTAATGTATAATAAACAAATATCTAAAAATGATGAACGATAAAGAATTGAAGTACAGAAAGAGTATAGAGGAGTTTATCTTTGTTGCAGAATCCTCTACTGAAATAATATGCGATATTGTTACAAACGAATTGTCCCTAAATGAGCATTATAAGGAAAAGACGGAGGTTAGGTTGAGGAATGCATTAGAGGTGTTCTTTAAGAATAATCGTATATATTATCCCGACAATAATATGTTTGAAGGAAAAATCGTGTTTAATCCTGAAATGATGCACGACTTGACTGCAAATGAGTTTACTTATAACGGGGTAACGTATAAGGAAGATTTCTCCGACTATGACGAGACAACAACCAATACGTATCGGTTGGCGCATGAACAGTATCTAAGGGAAAAGTATCACACAGACAGGTTTGACTACATGAAATCGGAAACAAACATAGTGGAACTATTCCAAGATGAACAGTTTTTTAAGAAATTATACACCGAAATTAATGGAGAGGGCAAGAAGCGAAACAAAGATTTGGATTGTATAAAAATATCATCCTTAAAGAAATATACAATACAACTTGAAACGGTTGTTTCCCGTTTGGACTCCCTTTCCGATAAAATAAATGTAAAGTGTGCCTTTGATATTAAACGCTGGGAAGAGTGTGTCCGAGACTATTCTTATAATCTTTTGATATTACTGTCCAAAGTTGGTTATCCCGACTTCAACACCATAGACGGAGTGTTTATATTGAAAAACTTACTTGATGCTGTTGGCATTGATATGTCAATGGATGATACAGATAAGTTTATTGCTGCGGTAATAGGCTGTCCGATAAGTACAGTAACCACCTATCGGAACAAGTTTAATGAATGGGGGCGTAAAGCTGATGAAGCACGATTAAGTAAGTTGCAAACCATACAGGGTTTATCCGAAGCGTTGCTTAATCATGAAGGTAAAAATGAACAAAACCAAGTAGTGAAAAAATTCTTATCTTCTATTGGAAAAACCGTAAGAGACGCAAAAGAAGCAAGCAAGAGAAAGAAATAGTATGCCTACAAAGAACACCATACGCAGACATTATCTGATAATCCGCAGAATATTGCGGAATGACTATCCGAGCAAACATATCCTGCTTGAATACATGAAGCAATATGACGTGGAAGTTGGAGAAAGGACTTTCCAAAGAGACTTGGCAGAGATACGCAGCAACTTCGACATTGAAATCATATATGATGAAAAGAGGAACGGCTACTTTGCACAGACTGACAGTACATTGGAATTAGACAAGTTACTGTATTTTATAGGATTGGCGGAAAGCTCGGATATTGCCCTCTCTACCATGAGGGACAAAAACAGGCTGCTGCAATATCTTGCTGTCAGCCCCGATCCCCGTGCAAAGGGAGTGGAACATATCGGGTGGCTGTTGAGGGCTATCCAAAATCAGACGGTTGTCCGCTTTTCCCATTATAATTACCAGTCGGGAGAAACCAAAGACTATACCGTCTGTCCCTACTTGCTGAAAGAGTTTGAGGGTATGTGGTATTTGTTTGCCTTTGTGGATAAGTTGAAATCATTCCGTACATTCGGGTTGGACAGAATACACAATCTTACAATAACAGACGATGTGTTCCAACGAGAACCTGCATTGGAAGAAACAGCACAACGCTTTGATGATGTGTATGGGCTTGTCTATGAACCCGACAACAATCCGACTGCCCCGATAGAAGAAGTCAGGTTGAAGGTCTCTCCTTCCATGTTGCCCTATCTCCATTCGTTGCCAATCCATTCCTCACAGGTAATAGAGGGTGATGTTATCACCCTGCATCTGATAATCAATCCCGAATTGGAGAATAGGATAATGAGTTATGGAGAACATATAGAGGTGTTGTCTCCGTTGTCATTGAGGGAAAGTATAAAGAACAGAATACAAAAGATGTTATCCAATTATAAATGAATTATTGCCAGATTATTTGCATGAGCCGTTGCAGCAATGTAACGGTATTTTTTTGCCATTTTCTCAGCAGGAATGAAAGATATTAGACCACCGACTTAAACTGACGTACCCCTAATCTTACCTTTGCGGAAAAAACAGGCTTATATGTCAAAATTGATAGGAGGAAAGAAATCGGCAGGGGAACAATCGAAAAATTGTGCGATAAGGAAAACTTGGTGTACGCTGTACTTTATGTCAAATTTATCGCTCTCCACCTGTCCTATGAAACTGGGTGAACATTCCAATATCGCAGCCAGTCCACGCTGCGATATGCCAAGTTCCTTTCGTTTCTCCCGAACCTTATTAATGACGAATAAATCGACCTTTGACTTCATAAAACCCTGTTTTCAAGATTGTAAAGTTGAAAAAAAGATTTATCTTTGTGCTTAGTAATAATAAGCATACATAAAAAGACATAAGATTATGGGTAAGAAATTAGTAAAAGGCGGTTGGGTGTATGACTATGACATTTCAGCTGAATATCGTAGAAAATATGACTGTGAACTTACAGATGTTCGCTACGTGTTAGGGGAGCAATTCGATACGGATAAACGGAATGTATTGATTTGCATCGGTATTAATCCCAGTATGGCAATGCCAAACTTCCTTGACCCGACACTTAGGAGGGTGCAGGACTACGCAAAAAGAAGCGGTGAATATGGAGCATGGTATATGCTGAATGTCTATCCCCAAAGAGCGACCAATCCGAACAACATGGATACGGACAATACTTATAGCATGGAAATCCATTTGCGCAATCTTACAGCCATAGAAGAACTATTGTCCACCATTGAACGGGCAGATGTGTGGTGCGCTTGGGGTGCGGTTATTGATGATGCAAAACGGACGTACTTGTCTGATTTGTTATTCGGAAACGAAGATAAGAACATACAAGGTATAATCAGCCTGTTCAGTGGAAGCTATCATTTCAAAGCCTACGGAGCTACCACGAAAGGCTATCCTAAACACCCTCTTCTGATAGGGAAAGAAGCAAAGTTGAAAAACTTAAATGAAGTAGGATTGAAAGGATTATCAGATAGGATTATTAATAAAGTTAAGAAATAGCATTATGAAATTGAAGTATTTATTGGCTGCTTGTACAGCCTTTTTTCTTGTATCTTGCAGTAATGATGATGAACTGCCCCAACTGCTCCAACATGGTGATATTGTAGGGCTGAATATCAAAGATGCAAAGTATATCTATACAAGTGGAACTAACACCCGTTCTTCTGCTGCCCAATATCGACAGATTAAGAAAGACGGTAGAGACATGGAATTATCATGGATTGACGATAAGGGTGATACGGTTAGAATAAGCGGTAATCCTAAGATATGGAATATCAATGCAACATATGTTATGGTGAGTACAGAAACACCTATAAATTATAAACCTTCATTTGACGAAGATGGAAATTTGCTTCCAGATGAAATGCCATATGGAGGATACTCTTATCTTATTAATAAAACAACGGAAGCTATATATGATTTAGGTATAGGGCTGAATGGAGAGAATGCAGCAACAGACAATAAAGAAAATATCTATGTTACAGACAACTACACGGGATCATCTTTATATAAAATCCATACACAAGATGTTACAAATTTGAGATTGGAAATGTATGCGCGAGCTTCAGTACCCCCAGCTCAATTTGTTGTGAATAATAAAGGAGTGTGCTTCTACGATTACAGGTATATCCGTCCATCATACGGTACGCAGCAGTTTATCATTTCTAATTTTATCCCCCAAACAGAATACGGAAACGCTTTTGTTTCTCACGACAACGAGGATTTATATCTCACGGCTGTGAGTGGAGAATATGATTCTTACAAACTTGTAGTTAGCAAGTTGAGTGAGAAACAAGAACTCCAAAGTCAAATTATGGCAGAAACGGAGTTTCTTGATTACTGGGGAATATCACAGCCCAACGATATACAAGTGAAATGGAACGAACGTAGGGCTACGATGCTGATAAATGTTTATGGACGCACATACGAATATATACTTGCAACAAGGACATTGACAGAAGTTTCAGCTAATTTGAATGGATTTTTTGCCACCGATCGTTCCACTTATGTCACAACAAATGCTTTATATGCACGAAAATCTGTGGATAAATTGGATATTATAGTATTAGAGGACTACAGTATCAAGGAATTGGACTTGTCAAGCAAAGGCATTGATTTTCGTTCCATTTATACAATGGACGGTTCTGATTTATTGTATTTTGCAGGTTTTCAATATAGCACAAGCCAATCTGTTATCGGAACGATTGATATAGACGGTAATGTGGAAATTACGGAATCAACACCTAATCCTATCACTAACATAATACAAATAAATTAGGGTATGAAAAAGCAGCTCAAACAATTGGAAGAATTTCATCGGTCTTTTGGCTTGTACATAAATGAAAAGCCAACTTTGCGCATCCCCCAAGATTTGCATGAACTTCGTATGCGTGTGATGAAAGAAGAAGTTGATGAATATGCAGAAGAATACGCAATCACAGGAGATACAGAGGATGAACGGCTGCAAGCGGTAGCCAAAGAATTAGCTGATATAGCTTACACCTTGTTGGGAACAGTTGTCTCTCACGGATTGCAGGACGAGTTTGAGCGTATCTTCGATGCGGTGCATGAAAGCAATATGAGCAAATTGGACGAAAATGGGAAACCGATTTATCGTGAAGACGGTAAGATACTAAAATCAAGCCGTTACCATGAACCCGATTTGAGTTTCTTGAAAAATAAGAAATAATTTCTCTATACCAACCGCTATGATTATGAAAAATTGTAGCGGTTGTTTTTGTAAATAAACAAAACCTACGTCAAAAAATGTCGCAGGTCAGGTAATAACTTTGCAATGTATTAATCATAAAAATTAGAAAATATGAAATGCTTTGGAAGAAATGGATTAGAGGGAACTAAAAAACCGAATATAAAATCGGGATTTCCTGAATTGGATAAAATAACAAATGGGTGGAACAATGGCGACTTGATTGTTATTGCTGCTCGTCCTGCAATGGGAAAGTCAGCCTTTGGAATGTCTTTATTAAAAGAAATAGCAGTAAAGAATAGAATACCTACGGCTTTCTTTTCTCTTGAAATGTCAAGTAATCAAGCTATAAACAGATTACGTATGGTATTAAGCAAAGTGGATGGAGCGAAAATAAAGGTTTACGACAATGGTTATACGGATACTTTAAACGAAGAAGAAAAACGCAGACTTGAAGATGCTGGAAAGCAAATGGATATTGCTCCTATTTACCTTGATGACTCTCCCTCTTTGTCCATACACGAATTATCCCAACAAGCAATCCGATTGGTTAGTGATTTTCAAATAAAACTGATTATTGTTGATTATCTACAATTAATGAACTCAGGACTTCTATTCTCAGATAGAAATGAGGAAATGGCTTATATTATACGTAGATTAAAAGCATTGGCTAAAGACTTGAATATCCCGATTATAGTATTCAGTCCAGTATATCGTAGAGAAAGTCGGGAGGAAATAGATGGTATACGTCCTCAATTAAGAGATTTACGTTGTGATGCCATTGAGCAGGATGCAGACATGATTTGTTTTATCCATCGTCCAGAATATTATAGAATTTATAATGATATAAATGGCAATGATTTACATGGTAAGGCAGAAATAATTGTTGCTAAAAATCGTAATGGAAATAGAGGAGATGTACTTTTAAAATTTAATGGAGGATATTCAAGTTTTGATAATTTAGATGAATAAGCCATAGTAACTCATATCCATAGAGCCATTATTCCAATTATGGAGCAGTGGCTCTTTTTTCTGTACCTACGTCTAATTCTGTCGTAACCACCAACCTACCTTTGTTGCAAAAAATCCCATGCAAAGGAAAATATTCAAATTCAAGATAATAAGCAAGGAGAGTAATTGTATCCTGTCGCTTGATTATACTAATCTGACTAACGAGATTATCCGTTCAATCACGAAAAATCTAATCAAAATAGAACCTAACGAGCAATGTAAATTGCTGTTTGTAGGGAAAGAAGATTGCAGGCTTACATTGGAAGATGTCTATAATTTGTCAAGCCTGTTCCAATCGGTTGTAGGTTCGGGTTTGGTATGGGATATTATAGGAGATTACCTATATACGGACGAGAGCCAAGACTTGGACGGTTACCTGCTTATTAACCCTGACCTTATCAATCAATGAGCAATACACTACCACTATTCCAACAATACACTCCATACGATACGGAGATTGTAAAAACCGCCACCCGATATGGCTTATACCTTATCGGTGGAACGGCAATAGACTTGCTGTGTAGGTATTACTCCATTCCGTTTTGGAGAAACAGATCTGATAATGACCTCGATTTTTGGACTTCGTTTGCCAATAAGGAAAGGGGCAGGTTCGTTAAACAGGTGGGTGGCAAATTCGGGATTAGCGTAGAGGACAGTTCCGACTATATGGTTTCCTTAGAACTGGAGAAAGTCAAGATTGAGACTGACATACTGATAGATTATGATTGCGCCAATACAAAGTTTGCATCTTCTATAAACGGAATTTGTGTAATGTCTCCTATATACCTGTTTTCCTCTAAGTTTGACAGATACATTAATACCGCTAACATTCAGCGCAAGAAGACCGATTTTTATGATTTAAGGACATTGCTGTCTATAATCGAAAAGACAAACGGCTTTGATGAACTTGAAAGCCATTTGTCTAATCGGGATTATGACCAGAGAGCCGAAGATATGCTCAACGATATAATTACAAGTATGCTATAAGCTGATATTATTTTCGCCTTTCCTTTTTCTCCCTCTTTTCTTAACGTTTAAGAGGTGATTCAGATAGATACTGGGCTTAAAGTTTACAACCTTTTTAGCAGGAATATCAATCGGGGCGAAAGAAGTCGGATTCATCCCTTTCCTCGCAGCTTTCTGTTTGACAGAGAACGAACCGAAACCGATAAGGGTGATTCTGCCATTCTTTTTCATTTCATTGGCTACGATTTCAATAACAGCATTAAAGGCTTTTTGAGCTTCTGTTTTAGTCAGCCCTGTTTTCTCTGCAAGAGCATTGCACAATTCTTTCTTGTTCATATTCTAATTCTATTGTTCGACAAGATTTTTTCAAGAATCGTTCCTCTGCATAAAAATATGACGAGCCGTCATATAGTGATTTGATAGAATATGACGTGGGATCTGCTTTGATATGACGAGTAGTCATATTGAAAACACGGGTCTCAATCTGGGTCTCAATTCTGTGGCATATTGTGATACCCAATGAAACAACAGGCAACAAACATTCTTGCATCACAAGACAATCAATGTACCTGTATGTATCACTATGTGTCAGTAAGTAGATATGTTACTGCCCCGTACGCACCGCGAAAGCAAATAGTAAATTAAAGCAAAGCTCTGAAATTCAAGGATTTCAGAGCTTTTTCTTTTTCTACGCTTCGGCAAAAAACAGTAGTTTTAGGTAATTCTCACGTGGCTTATCCGTGGGACTTTTTGAAAACCGTTTTTGCTCCCACGAATTGACGCATTTGTCTTTGATTGTCAGCTTTTTGCGTAGCTGGTTTTTGAGTGTAGCAAACTAATTTTGTATCACTTAAAAAACAAAGAATTATGGGAGCAGTGAAAAGAAACACACTAAGCGTATTGTTCATCATCAAGAAAGCGAAACTCTTGAAAAACGGTGAAGCTCCTATTTGTATGCGCATCACCGTAAACAAGCGAGTAGCCGAAGTTATGATAAAACGGAGTATTCCCATAGATTTATGGAATCAGAAAAAGGAATGTTCCAAAGGAAAAGACCGTATAGCCACAGAACTGAACCACTATATCAATACGGTTCGTGCCAAAGTATTACAGATACACCGTGAACTGGAAATAGACAACAAGCCAATAACAGCCGATATAATAAAGGATTGTTTCTACGGACGGGACAAGGTACAGCGCAGCTTGCTGGAAGTGTATGCAGAGCATAACGAAAAATGTCGTGCCTTGATTGGCAAAGAATATACGGAAAGCACAGTTACCAAGTTTGATACTTCCATAAACCGCCTAAAAGAATATATCCGCAGTTGTTACCACCGCGATGATATAATGTTAGCAGAACTGGACGGGCAATTTATCCGTGACTTTGATTTTTGGCTGAAAACAGAGAAACATTGCCAAAACAATTCCGCATTGAAACATTTGAAGAACTTGAAAAAGGTTGTCCGTATTGCTTTGACTAACGACTGGATAAAGAAAGATCCGTTTTACGGCATCCACTTCAAGCAGGAAGAAGTAAATGTAGAATTTCTCTCACGTGAAGAACTGGATATTTTAATGAATAAGGAATTTGCTATCAAACGACTGGAACAGGTAAGGGACATTTTTGTCTTTTGCTGTTTCACGGCACTTGCTTTCGTTGATGTGCAGCAGTTAAGCCGTGAACACCTGATAAAAGACAATAACGGTGCTTTATGGATACGCAAGGCACGACAGAAAACCAATCAAATGTGTAATATTCCTGTCTTGACTATTCCTCAAAGGATATTGAGGAAATATGAAGATAATGCAGAGTGTATAAAGAAAGGTGTACTTTTGCCCGTAATCAGTAATCAGCGCATGAATGCTTATCTGAAAGAAATTGCTGATGTATGCGGTATAGCCAAACGGCTAACTACTCATGTTGCAAGACATACTGCGGCTACTGTAGTTTTTCTCGCCAATGATGTATCAATGGAAAATGTATCTAAGATTTTGGGACATTCCAATATCAGAATGACACAGCATTATGCAAAGGTTTTAGATAGCTCTATTATGCGTGATATGGTGAATGTAGAACAAAGTTTTATAGGAAAATAGTTTTTTATTATTAACTTTGTCTCAAAAGAAGTAATATGAAGTGTTTTGTTATTATGCCTATATCCGATGCAGAGGGTTATTCTATTGGACATTTCAATAGAGTTTATCAGTATCTTCTAAGACCTGCAATTGAAAAAGCTGGATTCGAAGCAATACGAGCAGATGAAATTGAGGAGACTAATTTTATTGTATTAGATATAGTTCAACATCTTTTAAGTGCTGAAATGTGTATTTGTGATTTGAGTTCCAAAAACCCCAACGTGTTATATGAATTAGGGATAAGACAGGCATTCAATTTACCCGTTTGCTTAATCAAGGATGATTTAACCAGTCGTATTTTTGATATACAAGGATTTAGAGATTGTGAATATTCTAGTTCTTTAAGAATAGACGAAGTTCAAGATGGGATAGATATTATAGCTGCAAATATAAAATCAACATACTCTGCTAAAGAAACCAATATTAATTCTTTAGTATCTTTATTAGGAGTTTCTGCTGCTACATTAGAGGCTAATTTACATTTATCTCCTGAAATTACCTATGTGACAGAAATGTTAAAAGACCTCACCTCAAAAATAACCAATTTGCAAGAAAGACTTCCCAATACAGCCTCTAATATGTCTTACAGAAATCAAGAGTGTATATTAGCTATTGGTGATTATGTAATACATGAAAAATTTGGAAGAGGATTAATTAAAGACATCTCAAAGTCAGGCAGAGAAGAGATAGTAAAAGTTGAGTTTGAAAACTTTGGTGAGAAAGCCTTAATGACAAAGTTTGGAAAGTTGCAGAAAGAATTATAATACTTTTTCCAAAGCTGAATAAAACATTAACAAAGGTAAGCTCCGTAGTCCGTCCGTGCAAGCCCAAGCCCTACGGGTTTGAAAGAAAATCTCCACACCTGCGCTACGCTCCGGGTTGTATTTTCTTCCAAAGGCTTGCACAGACTGAATACTACACTGATAGAGTTAATGTTCTTAGTCAGTTTCGGAAAAAATGTGTGTGTTTTTAGGACGATAGGTCATTCCTGCCGTTCCTTGTTGTAGTAAGTCTGCAAAAGACGTTCTATATCGCTTTGACGGTAGATGATTTTGCCTTTTATCTGAATGTACGGGATAACGCCCGTATCTCTCCATTCTTGCAGCGTGCGGATGCTTACTTTCAAATATTTGGATGCTTCCCGGTTGCTTAGAAACTTTTCACCGTTCAAATGTGGTCTGCTTTCCTTTGCCAGTCGGCTGATACTGTCTAACATTCTTTCCATAGACTGAAAGAAATCCTTAATTATCTCACTATTGCTGTTTATCAGTTCCATATTGCCATATCGTTTTATTAATTTATAATTGGTTTGAATGATTGACATATATCACCTGTCAGTTACGCAAATACTCGCCATAATAAGAAATGGAAAGACTGTCTTTTACCCTGTCATAGCCGATATAAAGCCGTTTAAAGGCTGAAACGATGAAGTAACGGATATCTTCTTTCTGTATCTCGTAAGTGGCTGGTTGTGCCTGTCCGTTATCCGATACATGGAGCATCGAAAGGAGATATTTTTTCCCACTTTGGTATATCATTACCGTAGGATGAATATTTAGACTTTCCCATGTACCGACAATAGCCGGTAGGGTGAACGATTGGTTTGCTTCTAAATTGACATCTTGTTTTCTTTTCATAAGGCGATGCTTATTTGTTGGTTGATATATAGCTGTTTTTCTTTCCTAAAACATCGTTTATCGTACATTCTACAATCAGTCTTTCAATATCGGCAGATTTATAGTACAGTTTATTACCGATTTGGGAGTAACCCAGTTTGCCGCTGTCCCGGTAGTTCTGCAAACTTCGTATGCTGATACCGAGCAGAGCGCACACTTCACGACCTGACAGCCATTTGTTCGACTGGTGGGTATTCTCTCTGCAAATCCGTTCTACCTGACTGACGAAACCGGAGAACCGCCCACATACTTGTTTAAAAGTCTGTTCCTCAATAGTTACGATATTCATACGTCTTTCTCTTTTGGCTGGTTGAATATCCCTTTCTGCATTTCTTCCCAATAGAGAGCCGAAAGAACATCATTGTGTGTACTTAAATGTTCTTCCAGTACGTTATCAATGAAATTTCCGATGCTTACCTGTTTGCCCGTAATCACTCCTACAATCTGCGTGATACGTTTTTGTATCTCTCCACTTATGTACACGCTTTGACGGTTACAAACCGACCGTTTTTTAAGGAACACCGATTTATAGTTTTCCCGTTCCTTGCTTACTGTTTCCTGTAATGATTGTTTTTCTTTTTCCATGCCTTCAAATTTTAATAGTTTATAAATAACTTGATTGATTTCTGATACTGATTGAAAAGGAACAAGCCTATTTTATAGCAGTGTTGCATATTTCTAAACGGTTCTCAAACATGGTTTAAAGCCATATTCAAACCTTGTTTGACTGCCTTATATATTGCCACCATTCAATCAATTTTCAGCAAAGAAAAGGGTAAAAACAAATGCTTTTAAAAATGGGGTTACTTTGTCCGTTTGTGTCCCAACTTGGCGTAATAGGGCATATTTCAGGGGTAAATTGCTGTCTGTAATTTTGTAACCAATAAACAGATATAGGAGGAAGCCAAACCGCTTGCTTTTGCAATCTGACCATAGGGAAGATTTTTGTTATCACATGATAACAGCAAGTTGTGTTTTGAGGTCCGCGCTTCGCTTTTTGTGCCTCAAAACCTTGCCACCTTTTAAGGTGGTTGGTTTTACTCCGAAGTCGTAAAACCAGTAAATAATTATAATTATGGAACAGAAAAAGAAGCCATTTAACAAAGGTGGGTGCAAGCCTAAACTTGCCCCACGAACACACCGCTATTCTCTTAATTTGGACGATGTGGAGAACGCCAAGTTCTTAGCCTTTTACGACCAGTCAGGGTACAAGGTAAAAGCGCATTTTATTAAGAACTGTATTTTCGGGAAATCGTTTAAGGTGCTGAGGATTGATAAAAGCAAAGTTGATTATTACATCCAGCTCTCCCGACTGTTTTCACAATTCAGGAGCATAGGCATACTGTATAACCAAACGGTGAAAGAACTTCATTCCAATTTTGCGGAAAAGAAAGCACTTGCTTTGCTTTACAAACTGGAACAATACACTGTTGAACTGGTAAAGACGAACCAGCAGATTATTGCGCTTACCAAACAGTTTGAAGCATCTTATAAGGAAGAGGGGGTAATATCGGCAGAAAAGTAAATACATACTTACCAAAAGAAAAAAACATCCCGGAACTGCCACGTGTACAGCTTCGGGATGAATTTCACTCTTACTTATTCGCTTCCGTGTTCTTCCTCGAACTTTCGAAGCGTACCGACGTCGAACCGTTCCTTTATGAATTCACGCACATCGGAAGCCCGATAATAGGCTTTTCCGCTAATCATCA